ACCATTCATGGTAATATACAACATATTTTCTCATCATATCGTGTGTTATTCCATCCGGTAATTTTATTGCATTGTATTTTCTTTCTCTTTTTGTTCCATCGTCAGCAGTACCTTTACTATTTTTTTGCTGTTCTTCTCTTGTAGCGATTCTTAAATTGTCAAAACAATTATTTAAAGGATCTCTGTCAATATGATCCACGCTTATAGTATTTGTTCCTTTACCATTACCCATACATCCCGTTATTACTTGGTGAATATGAATATTTAAATGACATGAAATATAACCGTTCGACATTTTATACCAAGTAATTTTATTTCCTTTATTATTCGTTTTTTCATAATCTAATATTTTTTGGTAACTTGTCGGGCATAATATACAAAATGTATCAACTTCGCAATACATAACTATAGTAGTGGTTCCATTTTCATTTTGGATTTTCCATAATGGATTCTTTTCTTGATTAGATGTTCGTCCAATAGTTTTAATATGACCTCGTATAAAGTCTATTTTTGCCGTTTTATATTTATCGCGAATATATTCATCTTTTAATGAAAATGTGTTATCAATATCCATATCTATTTGTCTTTGTATAACTTATATCAAGTATGTACGTAGTACGTACACCCTTTATGTGTAATCAATTTTTCATATTATTAAATACATAATAATATTAAAATAAAATTGTAATTCCAGTTGTGAAGCGCACACGCAATTTAATTGCTGTAAGCACTCTTATTCCCCTAAGTTTCCCTAGAGGGAGGACTGTATCTTAAGCCGTTTCAGGTTGCTTAAACCTTCATTAACGACCCACATCCGTTCAGTCTCTGACGCCCTACCATAGACTAGCATATTAATATCGCCTTTAGGTAGTAAGCATGCGGATTGCCCAATCTTTTTCATTATTACCATACCCAAGTTCATTACTCTTGGCCACTTATTCCTTTCGGAGATAAGCTTGGTAGAAAAAGCTCTAAGGGGTTTCCCGAACAACAAGATGTGTTGCAACTCCGACGACAACAAGTCGGAATCACTAGCAGTTAGTCAAATCATCAATAATGATGATGGTGAGGACATAAATGGTTTTCCATAGTAAGAGCTCACTTTACTATAGCATACTGCTTTTCGGCCCTTGTTCACAGCTAATATGATCATCATCATAATTAAGCATGTAGCTTCAAGGCCTCCCATACCACTCATGATACGGAGAACGTTATAATTGGTAGCATAGACACGAACCTTAGCAGTCTTGGTGCCCTCAACGGTGGCGTTGGAGAGAACAAGCTGAAGGGTAGCATTGTCAATGCGGGAGAAGTTGCACGATCCACTTGGTTGATGCTCTTCGGGGCGGAGCGCAAAAGAGTAAATATTGATACCAGTGTCAGGGGTGCGGGTGTGGTGCTGGTAAGGCTGGACGAGGTCGAAGTAAGTTCCTTCGCGCTCAGAGAAGCGATCCTGGCCGTTAAGCTGGAGCTTAGCGGTGACGACAGGGTTCATACCCCAGCAGTGAAGAGAAAGAGAAGTCTGGGTAAGAACGAAAGTACCGGCATCAGAAACTCCAGAGTTCTGGAAAGGATTGCCGCCGGCATGGAAACCAGGAGCAAAGTTGGGCTGATCGTAGCCGGTGCCGACAGCGCCAGCCGCATCAGTTTGCTGCCACCAGTAAGCATTAGATACATCAACGGCACCAGCCTCGGAAAAGAGACCAGAACCGTCGATGAAGGCGCCAGTAGTCTGGGCAACCGCATCGTGGCCACCAAAAGCGTGGATAGCATTGGGGAGGGCATCAACAGCATCAGTGTAGTTGAAGGGCTGAGCACCAAGGAGCCTGTACAAAAGCTGGTTGCAGTCAAGAGAAGAACAGTAGTCAACGTTCTGGTCAGGCTGGACAACCCAAATGAGCTCCTTAACAGGGTGGTTGAAGTTGAGCTTGATCTTGTTGGAAGAAGAACCGACAGACTCATCACCAGTGAACTGGAGCTGCTCAATAAGGTACTCGTGGGGATTCTGGGCCATGCGTCTGCGCTCATCAGTGTCCAAGAAGACGTAGTCGACGTAGAGGGAGGCAGCAACAAGAGACTGGTTGTAAGCAGTATTGACACGGCCGCCGGCGCTAGAAGTACCGGAGTTGGGATTGCCGCAGCTGAGAGAGCCGACGGCCCACAAGCACTCATCGATGGGACGAATATCGAGGTTAATCTTGACCTCGTGGTACTGAAGGGCGATGAGAGGAAGGGCAAGACCGGGGTTACGGCAGTACCAGAACTGAAAGGGTACATAGAGGGTGGTCTCGGGGAGAGCATTGCGGGGAGCGCAAACCTGACGAGGCGCGTTGGCCTGGCAGGGACCATCAATGGCGTTGAATGAAGGATCGGTGATGAAAGTCAACTCAGTGGTGTTGCCGACCATAGCATAGTAACCGGGCTGCTGGTCAACAGGGAGAGTAAGGTTGTTCCAGATGTGCATCCAGTCACCATACTGGCGATCAATGCGCTGACCACCGATCTCAACCTCAACCTGAGAAATCAACTGCTCACCGGGGAAATCAAGCCAACGAGCATAAACACCGTCCTGGTTAGTGCCCTTCATGGACTGGTTAACCTCGGGGAGAGTAACCTGAAGGTAAGTGCGGTAAGCCAAATCACCATTGCGAGATATGGTGCAGGTTACACGACGACCAAAATCGGCCTGACCGTTAAAAGTCTGTTCGATAGACTCCATTGCGAAGTTGGTGTGACGTTTGTAAGACACCTTCCAAAAGGTAATCTGAGGGTTGCCCGTAAGATAGACATCTTGGGCGCCGTAAGCTACAAGTTGCATAAGACCTCCTGCCATTTTTGTTTATTATAATATTGCTAAAGAAAAAAATTTTATAAAAAATCTTAATTAAACTTTTTATAAATTAATAATTAATAATTAATTATCAATAATCAATAATCAACAATCAACCAGTTAACATTTTCCTAAATTTTACAAGTAAATAAATCGTTAAATAATGTTGTTCATATTTGATTTCAAAAAACTTACTAAATACTCGTCAGAGTATATCTCAGTCTGTTTTTCATGCTTTTTCCTAAAAACATAGTTGTTATCGTTATTTTTTCTTATACTCCACCCATTTTCTAAAGTATTCATTAGAAATATCATCAAATAAATATCATTTTTTTGTTCTCTATTTATATCTAGCTTACCTTTGTCTATCAACATTTTTAATGTATGAATCCCCTCCTTCAAGGGTATTATATCTTCTTTCTTTTTAGTTATTGTTGCTTCTAAACTATTGTTACTCTTAGATTGTCCACGGTCGTCGATTTGCCCATTGTTGCTACTGGTATTACTGGTATTACTGGTATTACTGGTATTACTGGTATTACCAGCGTTACCGGTGCTATATATTTTGTGAATGAGACGCTTATTTAGATAATCTTCTGTTATAATTTCTGTGGTAGAATCTTCTAAATTTTTTAAATAAAAAATAGTTTTCCTTTTTTTTATAGCCCAGTTTTTTTCTAAAGAGTTAATAATAAATTTCATCTTGTAATATGTTTCTCTCTTAATATTCACAATATCCAAAGAATCTATATTTATAGTCGTATTTAAAACATTCGAACTAGATTTAATATTATACGTTTTATCATGTAAATCTTCTTCAGTATCAAATGATTTACTAGTTTTATTAACTATGTCTAAATAATTTGATAACATTATTTTATTTTTATGGGAGAAAACATTAATACAATCCTAACATTATTATTTACACTTACGTATTTAAAATTTAACTATTTATAATTCCATATCTACAAAAATTCCTAAATATTTATTTCGTATGTTTTTTCGTATGTTTTTTCGTATGTTTTTTCGTATGTCTTTTCGTATGTTTTTTCATATGTTTTTATTTTACAATACACATATACTACTAGTTCGATATTTGGTGTTCTTTCGATAGTATTGCATTATGATGTAAAGAAAAAGTTTTGTTTTCACTAGAAAAATAACTTGGATAAAGAATACTCCAGTCTAACCCTTCATCAAGTAGGGTTAACTTTGTATAAACATATCCAATAAAAGCACTACAGAAAAATCTAGATGTTTTTTGAGGATTAGGGTCTTTCTTACAATAAGCTTCAATCCAATCTGTAACAACCATATCATACGGTTTATCATATACGACTTTATGTATTTCTTTTAATTTTTCATTACTAAATATTTGTGTATACTTTTCGGTACTTTCAAACTCAATTCTGCGAACATATATTTTTCCACCATATGTTGTAATAAAATGGTCATACGGAACCAATTGAACTCCAAATTTCTTGATATTATCTTCTGGATCGGGAACATCGGAAATACCCGATGTCCAAACATATGTCCCCTTTAATGGAACGTCGGTGAATACAGGGTCTACAACAATCATACCAACATGTGAAAAGTCACTCTTTGTCATAAATTTTATAAACCAACTAAACAATCCCCACGAACTATACTGTAAATCGTCACATAAAAGAAGATCGCCTGTTTTTAATTTACAACTCATTTCAGGCATTTCATGCATTTCATGCATTTTATTATATTTTATTTTATATTACATTATAAAAATAATATAAACATTTGTAAAATTGTGTAAAATTGTGTATGTAATTAAAAAACTAAAATAGATATAATTATTAATTATTATATATTAAAAAAGTTATACTTATAACAATATAATAGATATATATATATATATATAGATGCCGTCTTTTAAACATAAAACAAATAAAAAAATTCTAGTAGATAAAAAAAGAATAATGACGCTAGATAGTGTTCACCGCGAGCTACAGTCTGAGTTTTACTTAATTAATAATGAAGTTTTGCCTACATTATGTCGCAACAAAAATGAAATAATGAAAAAATTAAATAACCCTCACACTATAGCAGACGTTAATGAAAAAATAGAGTTACAAGATTCTTTATACGATATAAAAGAAGAAATTTATAAAAATAAGAAAAAGATTAAAGATTATTACTTGAATAACAGCAGATTTATTTTCGACTATTTTGAAAATAAAAAAGAAATTACAAATGGTACAAACAAAACCACTATTCTTAACTCTTTTTTTAAAGTAAATGATAAAACATTTGATCCAAATGCGCTAACGCGTGCAAATGATAACAATGTTCAAAAATTTTTCACAAATCTTGACCAAACATTTATTAACATAAATGACTATATTTATGCGACAGATATATGTCAGTCGTGTAATAAAGGAGAAATGATTCCTGTTGAACATGAGGGAATTATGGTATGTAACGTATGTGCAAAACAAGTTACCTACCTTATTGAAAACGAGAAGCCGTCTTACAAAGAACCGCCGAAAGAAGCGTGCTTTTATGCTTACAAAAGAATTAACCATTTTAAAGAAATCCTCGCACAGTTTCAAGCAAAAGAAACTACGCAAATACCCGAAGAAGTTCTTGAAAATATCAAGCAACAACTTAATAAAGAACGCATACCTCTTTCTAAGTTTACAAATTCGAAAGCAAAAGAAGTTCTCAAAAAATTAGGTTATAATAAATATTACGAACATATTCCATTTATTAAAGATAAACTCGGCATTAAACCACCGATTATGACGCCGGAATTAGAAGAGACCTTGTGTAATCTTTTTATGGAAATACAAGGACCTTATGCTAAATTTTGCCCAGATGACCGTGTGAATTTTTTGAATTATTATTATACTGTTTATAAACTGTGTGAACTTCTTGAAAAGAGTGAATTTCTTTCTTATTTTCCTATGCTGAAAGATAAAGAAAAACGAATCGAACAAGATGATATATGGAAGAAAATTTGCGAGGAACTAAATTGGGTTTTTATTCCGACACAGTAGGTAGTTTTATTTTTAATTATAGGGATCATAATCTTCTCCACCATTATTACGTATTTTTTGATTTGCAGATTGTATGTCTTTAACTTCAATATCAATAGCAAACTTAACCATAGTACGCGTTAATTTCCAGAAAAAATCAGAATTATCTTCACATGAAAAACCACATGTATCACTTTTACCACTAGTTCCCTGGTCTGGAATGGATAACCCACGAGTCTTAAATAAAGAACAAATATTTGGTAACACAAATGTAGTATCAACTTTCATAAATGGTGTTTCTATTAATGGACCGGTATTAAAATTTGTATTTAGTGAATATGTTATAAATGCTTTTAGATATCTATTTCTAGTATCTCTAGCAACAGCAGTATCTACTTTAAAATATACTACAAATATTGTTCGTTTATAGTCGGTGCTCGTCATTTCTAGTTTGAATACAGCAAATACCTGTCTGTATACCTGAATAGATATTTCTTTATTTGATCTAGTTAAATCGTTTAATTCACTATCGCGCGAAGTATTGTTTCCTCCGGTTGGTGATAATTTTATAGGAAGGTTTTTTTTTTCATTCAATGTCGCATCATCGTGCTTTTCTAGTGTCATATTAAAAGCTTTAGTTTTATTTGTCCATGCATCTTTTCTTTTATATGTCAATTCACCCGATGATTTATACACCGGTAAGTTTTCATCTGGTGTAAATTCATATGGTTTTGTTTGTTGGACTGGTTGTTCTGTTTCGCCGTCGCCACCTCTCATGACCCTCTTGTTCTTTTTAAGTTTATGAGAATGTTTTCGGTATGTCTGCTTATTCTTATATTTTTTGCAGCGATATTTAGTGCACCGTGTATATTTAACATGCTTAGTGTTTTTCCTACGTCTGCTTAACTTCATTATACTATAATAAAATAATAAAATGTGTATAAAGTTTATTATTTTATTTTACAAATTTACAAGTAAATATAACAAAAATATTTTAGCTGTTTAAAATTTAAATTTTAAGAGGAGTGGGGAAACCAACGAGGTTAGCACCAATACCGAAACCGGCACCTGTTCTAGCAGAAACAGCTAAAGTGGGTACATAGACATCAAGGATAGCAAAGGTGGCGGCGGCTACAAGAGAAATCAACGCAATTTCATCTAATTTAAGAGTGCGAGATGGTATAGAGTAAGCAACTATCGCGACGCATAAACCTTCGATAATATACTTAATAAAGCGCTTAAAAAGCTCACTAAAATCAAGTGTTCCGTACATTATAAATATAATGTAGAAAAAAATATTATATAATTTTCGATATATTAGATTAGATTAGATATTTTATATATTCTTAAACATATTCTTAAACATATTCTTAAATATATATTATTTATTTTAATATTATTAAAGGTTAAAATAGTAAAAGGTTAAAATAGTAAACATAATATTAAAAATTAATAAATTGTTAAACTAACTTAAAATTATTATTAAATATATATTATAATTATAATGTCTCATCAAGATAGTTTACCGAAGGGAGTTACTCCTAAACATTTACCAGATGGAAAAGAAAATCCAAAATATGCCGATCTTTTGGAAGAAGATAAACCGATTGCAGGGCAGAAATTTGTATGTCTTTCATTTGTATCACCAGAACACATTATTAAACAAAAAGAGCAATTTTTGTTCGAAGAGTTTGTCAAGCAATGGGACTATAAAAAGTCGATGGAAAAATTTACACAGTTTCTTAATTTTGTTTCATTCAAGTATTCTCTTTCATTTGATAAACTTACTGCCGATTTTCAGGAGTTCACCAAGGAAGAAGGTGAGACTATTCGCGCAACATCTGCAACACTAGTTAGCGATGACTATAAAACATTTTTGGATAACAACGAAGATGATCTTGAACAAAAATTTGGCGAGAAACATGGGTTTCAAACATCTACACGGGGTCTCAAAGTACGTGGTGTGTTTGCTACACAAGGTGAAGCCGAACTTCGCTGTAAGTTGTTGCGCGAGGTTGACCCCAATCATGATATTTATGTAGGACAGGTTGGTATGTGGGTTCCTTTTCATCCAGAGGCATATAAGACAGGTCGCGTTGAATATATGGAGGAGACTCTTAACCAACTTATGTCGGATAAAAAGAAGAATGAAGATATTGCGAAACAAGAGTTTGAGAAACGTGTACGCGAAACTAAACAGAAGGCGATTGAAGAAAACATGAAGAAAGCCGAGGAGTCTGGTAATAAACTTACACAAACGATTAACGCAGATGGCGAGCTTGTTGGTATTTCAAATGTTTCAAACTTTGATGGTTTAGACGAGGATGCATCTATTGATGACATTAAGAGAAGCATGTTCGAGGCTGAGAATGTTGTTCTTGATAAGAATACTGATCACGGTTTATCAAAACTGACGCATTTCGAGAATTAAAATACGAAAACCAAAAATTATTAAGTATTAAATATTAAATCGGTATGAGTAATTAAATATTATATGTTAAATATTATATGTCACTAATATATAATATTTTACTTTTAATTGGTATGAATAAACGGGTAAAACAATATGTAGTAAGTAACTATTTTAAATCGTTTAATTCTAATAACGTATTTATTCGTTTAGTTTGTTTATTATTTATTTTAGCAGCCTTTATCATATGTGCATATTTACTATATAGAGCTGTATCTAATGCGTTATACGTGTATGGGCTAAAAACGGATTTTAATAAATTAAAAAATATGGGATTGCGTGTTAAAAACTTTAATGTTATTTACTGTAAAAAGTTAAAAAAAAAATATATTCCAAATCAGGTAAAATTAACGGATAAATCAAAAAAAAGTGAATTTAAAAATAAAAATGTTATTGGAATTATTCTAGATAAATATGTAATATTAGACATTGATACAAAAGATGGTATTAAAAATGCTGATTTTTTAAAAGATAAGCTACCAAAGGATACAGTTTTGGAAAAAACACCAAACGGTTACCATTATTATTTTGAAAATGATACAGGAAACGATGTATATACATATGTTCAATTGGAAGTAGAAGGAGAGAAATATGCGGTAGATATACTAGGTAAAAATGCAATTGTTATAACATCACCTTCTATAGTAAATGATAAGAAATACTATTGGATAAATAGTATTTTTACTCATAAACCGGCGAAACTTTCGGAAAATATGTGGATATTGGATTTAATAAAAAATAATAAACCATTTAATCTAAAGTTTGACAATTTTGAATTTGAAATAAAATATAAAAATGCTTTTATAATTATTGATAATTTACATATTGAAAATTTTTTTCGTTATTATATTGGAAACGTAAAGAAGTATGATAAAAAAATAAATTTTCTAGATGGTTTTATTTATATTTATGACGGTAATTATTATTTCATGTCAAGAGGTTCTTTTTATAAATACAAAAATAAAAATAAAATAATAAATAATTTTAAAAATATTATAAATGAATTGCGTCCATCGTGTATAATAGATTTATCTATTGTTTATACGAACTATATGAAAGGTGGTAATATATTACAAATTAAATCCGCAATTATAGATAATAATAATAATAAATACAAAAATAATAAATTATTTCCGGATTATATTGAACAAAAAAATGTATATACAAACACAAAGTACTTAATAAAAGACACAATTAGTATTCACGATTATGATAATGGTGATTTGAATAATGAAGTCACGAGTATTGTATATGATAATAATAATATTAAACAGCTCATGGGCCCAGAAAGTATTTATATAACAATGCTTCTTTCAAATGAATTTAATATACCAAGTATATGTATTGGTTTAGTAAGTGAAAAAGATAAAGACGCCGACGATAATAAGTTAAATAAAGATTCTGGAAAAAAGATTATGACAACATTTTTATCTATTTTTTAAATATTTCGTATTATTTCGTATTATTTCGTATTATTTACACTCTCGATGGTTTACCATTTGTTTTTATTCACTTTAATTTTTGGACCTTGACCTTTACGTTTAATATTTGCAGGGTCATACTGTTCTTCTTCATCATCAGAATGGATATCCTTGGACATTTCCCAGAATTCTTTTGCCCCCAGCTTAAATGGGCCATGTGTTTGCGCTTTATACCAAAATATCTGGTCATGTAACTTATTTGATTTTGCATTGTTGTTAATTACCAAACATTCATAATTTTCAGTACACTGGTCCATAACTTGACAAAAACTTTCAAATGTTGGAAACATACCTGCATAGTTTTCATAAATTCTTTTACGATTTCCAATATATGGTTCACGCAAGATAAAAACATAGTCAATATTTGTTCGCAAATTTGGCGGAATACCCAGAGGATACTGCATCGTAATTACCAACATAATTTTCCAGTGACGTCCATTCATAAACAGTAGACGCATCATTACGTCTTTTGTCCACTTATTATCAAACAGACAATCATCTAATACTACAAATGTGCGAGGATCAATTGTGCTTCTTTTATATGTTTCAATCTCCTTTTTCACTTGTTTTAATACGGCTTTTTGCCTTTTTAAAATATTTTCTATAATTGCAGTATTGTATGCATCATGAATAAATAACTTAGGAACGTGCTCTCCAAAGAAACCGTTGCCTGCTTCCGTACCGGATATAACTGTCCCGATAGGAATATCTTGATGGTAGTACATTAGATCTTTTACTAAAAAACTTTTACCTGTATCACGTCGTCCAATAAGAACAATAACAGGTCCTTTATTTTCATCAGGTCTAAAACTAATTGACCTCATATCAAATTTTGCTAATTCTAAACCTACGCTCATTTATTACGTATATATTTACTTATTTATACTATATATTAAAAAATATAAATTTTACAAACGCATATGTATACTCGAAATATTTTAGTGCAATCTTTTACCACTGTCTTTAGAACTATCTTTTAGTCCAATCTTTTAGTCCAATCTTTTAGTCCAATCTTTTAGTCTAATCTTTTATTATATTTTATTAGTTTAAAAAATAATAAAAATATGTATTTAAATAATTAAGTAATCGACAATGGATATTTGCGACGAACCGTCTATTTTTGGAGAAAATACATTTTCGTTAAACTATAGAAAACTTAACACTCATGATTTCTTTACTTCTTTAGAAGAATCCGAGCTTGGTATAGTAAATAGTAAAAACTACATTCCCATATACGAAAACTATTTTAATTTAAATGAGACAAACTATAACTCTATAAATTTAAATCAGCGTTTTTATGTATCTGCTTTATCCGGCATTGTTGATAAAAATAATATACAAGCAGCTGTTGTAGATGTTTTTAAAAGCACACCAGATTCTTTAACAATCATTCATAAACCTATTTTTATAAAATTTTCCCCCTTGGTAGATCCGGTTAAATACATGTCAGGGAAATATGAAAATTTAAATATTGACGAGGAAGTTTTGAATATCCCAACACTATCAAAACTTGAAAAAAAAGGACACATAAAAGCAAATGATAAAAATAATGCCGCATATGTTGATGGATTCTTTTCATACTTATCCAGTCAAGTTTTAAACTGTCATGATTTTATTCATGGTCTTAATTTTTATGGTTCTTTCAATGCTATTAAAAAAGAATTCTACTATAATGCAATCGATGATATAGATTATTTAGATAAGAATCCCTATTTTAATAAAAATAAAAATATTCTTTTTGAGATCGAAGATGTTGAATACTCAGATGACGATGATGATAGCAACCATTCAAATTGTGCACGTAGAGAACAAAAAAATACAAGAAATAAAAAAGAAAAAATTATAATAAGTGCAAATGAAAATACACATGAATCAGATAACATGATTGTTCATGAAGACTTTGATAAAGTTAGCACCGATCTAAATTCTATATTTAACGTATCTTCCGATAGTATAGAAACATCTCTTGTCGAATGTCATGATGATTTGTCGTGTATTCAGTTAGATGACGTAGTAGTGAGTGACGTAAATATAGTTGAAGGAATAGATACTATCATGCTAAATAAAGAGTCTCGTGCAAATAGTGATAGTGATAGCTATGACTCATTTACTTCAGATTCGTGTTCTTCTCGCTCTTCATATACGAACGATAGTCAGAGTGGTTCAGGGAGCGACTGTGATATTGATGATATCATATGCCTTGATGAGATAGACCAAGAATTAGATGTAAAAAAAACAGATAAAAAGTCAAAAAATAATTCAAAAAATATTTCCAATAAATCTCGCAGTGGTAGCGAAGGCGAAGGCGAAGGCGAAGGCGAAGATTGCGATCACGACAGTATGGGCGATGAAGGTGAAGGTGATGACGACGAAGGTGACGATGACGATGACGATGAATATGATGACGACGAAACATTGTGGGCAACAATTAAAAATTTCCCGGTTTCGGCAATAATGTTGGAGAAATGCGACAACACCCTTGACTCGCTTATGATGCAAGAAAAAGAAATGACGGAAAATGAATGGAGATCGGCTCTTATGCAAATAATTATGACGCTTATTACCTATCAAAAGTTATTTGGATTTACGCATAATGACCTACACACAAATAATGTAATGTTCATATACACAGAAAAGGAATACCTATATTATCGTTTTAATAACAAGTACTATCGCGTACCTACATATAATCGTATTTTTAAGATTATTGACTTTGGTCGCGCTATTTATAAATATAAATCGAAAGTTATATGTAGCGACAGCTTCAGTATGACAGGCGATGCTGCTACGCAATATAACTGCGAACCCTATTTTAATGATAAGAAGCCCCGCTTAGAACCGAATTTCAGTTTTGATTTATGTCGCCTTGGATGTTCTATTTTTGATTATTTCATTGACAATGTGAGTAGTGTTGCGGCGATATGTAAAAAAGAGCCTTTAGCTAAATTAATAGTAGAATGGGTTACTGATGACCAGAATAGGAATATTTTGTATAAAGCGAATGGTGAGGAACGTTATCCTGATTTTAAACTTTATAAGATGATTGCTCGTAATGTTCATAACCATACACCACATGCACAATTATCAAAACCTATTTTTGCGGATTACGAGTTTCCTAAGAAAAAAGTTAAAACAAATCATAGAATAATAAATATTGACAAAATGCCGTCTTATATGGATTAGACATTTTACAAATACACATATAAGTAATTGTAATATTTACTATTACTTATATAGATAATACCGCATTTAAAATCCAGGTGCGCCTGTAAATACATCTGGTTTACTTCCTAAAATAACAGGAGATTCGTTAAACTGTGTTACAATAAAATTACCCAAAATATAACTGACAAACACAATAGCTGCATCTCGTAAAGCTGTCTTCATTGGCTTTGAATCTGGCGCTTCATCTTCGCTAGATTTTGAAATAAACCTTATTTCTATGAATTTTGCTAAAAGAAAGATACATGCAACAATTCCGGCCGAAACATATATGTTGTCCATTTACTAATTACTATTTACTTTATAAGGGAATAATCTATTACGAGTTTTTACGAATAATAGTTAATAGTTAATAGTTAATAATTAATAGTTAATAGTTAATAGTTTTTATTTTAAAATTAAAAATCTTCAATTAAAGGAATCTCTTCTATTTTTAAGTCAATATTACTATCATTATCATCGTCGTCGTTAGGGAATGGGTCGACGCTTAGTTCGACATTATCACCGATGTTTAGTTTAACATTATCATCATCGTCTTCATCGTCTTCGTCATCGTCTTCGTCATCATAATCTTTAGATGAGTCATCGCGGTTTTCACTACTTATATTTTCAATAGGTATTACTTCATTATTATCCATATTAAAACTTACACCTGATGCTGATAACGTAGGTGATCTAGAGCCGCTAGTAATAGATGCTTCCGAAGATGTAGAAGAATTAGACGCTGCTTTAATTTTTGAAAGTGTTTCAGCTTCTTCGGCAAGTTCTTTCGCCGACATATGATTCGGGTCGGAAATAGTACCAGCAACATTTTTATCAGCAATCGTCTCTTGTGAAATTATTTCTTCCCTTTCGTGAACTTCTACTGCGTTTTCTACTGTTTCGTTCATGTATAATTTCAATAGTTCTTCTACAGGTATAGTTTCGCGAATTGTTTGTAAAATACACTCTTTGATAATAATCTCTAATTCTCTTGAATTTTTTTGCGACTTTAACGACGATATACCCATCTCAAATAAATATACATTTGTATATATTTTGCGGGCTACATTAATGTATACATGGTGCACAAAATCTTCTAAAGATGGAATATTAACGTCAACCTTTTTCTGCTTTGTTCCGACTCGCATACACGATAACATTTTTAACTGAATAATATGAACACACGTTATGAGATCGGAAATATACGTACAGTTGCTTTTTTCTTTAATACGTGAACACTCCTGGGATATAATGGCGGTATTCCACTTTGGAACTCTTGAAAGAAAGTTCTGAAACGTCATTAGATACTTTGTTTTCTCATCATTTTCTAGACAAAGTTTCCAGGATTCTTCAAATATAGATTTAACACCGTCTATTACACAAGGGGATAATACGGTAATTAGTCGTGAACACCACTCATTGCGAGATTCTTGTAGACTATTTAATGAAAAGTCGTCCATTTACATAAATGAAATATTTTCTAAATTGCAATCACTACGAAAAAGAAAGAAGTTTAATATAAATAACATAAGTAACTTTTCATTTCTAAAATCTTTTTTTATTTTATTAAATATAACCATAAACTCGTATATTTTACTTTCATCCAACGAACTAGACTTAATGTAATTAATAACATCTAAACAACTATATCCATTTTCATATAATTTTATACAAAGATCGACAAGTTCATTGAGTGTATATTTTGTATCAAGTTTTAAATGTTTTTTAAGATTGTCGGTTTTCTTTTTAGTTATTTTTCCTAAATTATATATTTCACCTAATGCATAATTATGTAAATTTATTACTTTACCATTTATAATAGGTTCAGGTACATATATTTCACAAAATCTAGATAAAATCGGTTTTAATAGTTTATATTTATCTTCGACAATAATAAAAAATCTAGTAGAATGGCTAAATAATTCAATACATCTACGCAATGCGGACTGTGCGTCTATTGTCAATTTGTCTGCGTTTAATAAAATAATAGTTTTAAATATCTCGCCATCTTTTAAATTTATATTTGTCTTTGCAAAAAATTTTAATTCTTCCCTAATAAATTTTATACCTTTTCCGTGTGCACAATTTACTTCCATTACATAATTTTTTATCATTTCTTTTTCATTATTATAAATATCATGTATAAAATTATTTACAAGTGTATTTTTACCACATCCTGAAACACCATGAAAAATTATATTTGGTATTTTTTTTATTTTGATGAAATAATTTAATTTATTTTTAATATCTGTATGTATATCTAAATTTTCTATATTTTTATCACACATATCGTTTGACTTTGAATCTGAATCTGTGCTTGAAATGTTTACTTCATTTATTTTTTTCATTTTAGTTAATATTAAATATATATTCAATTATTTAATATTATTTATATATTTATTCGTGGTTATAGTTTAATTTGTATCTTATTTCATATGTTATTTCATACATGTTATATGTTACGTTGAAGTTTACACATATTATAGCACATATACAAGACTCTTTGTATCATGATCTACCATCATTTTTATTAACTCGTCAAATGATGTTTTAGGATTCCATCCCAACACTGTTCTCGCCTTCGTTGAGTCTCCCAATAATATATCAACTTCGGCAGGTCTATAATATTTTTCGCTAATAAAAACCATCGCTTGCCCCGTCTTCTCATTATAACCAATCTCATTTACACCACTACCCTCCCACTTTATTTTAAACCCGCATAACCCAAACGATTTCTCTATCATCTCTCTAACAGTATGCGTCTCATTCGTGGATAACACATAATCCTCAGCAACATCATGCTGCAGCATTCGCCACATCCCCTCTACGTAGTCTTCAGCATTCCCTATATCTCGCATCGCATCTATATTCCCCATAGTAAGACGATCTGTTTCTCCGCGTAATATTTTACCCAACCCTAGCGTTATTTTTCTCTCCACAAAATTATGCCCTCTTCTTACTCCACCGTGGTTAAACAAAATTCCGTTACAAGCAAACATACCATATGCTTCGCGATAATTTTTAACTATCCAATATGCGTATAATTTTGCTACACCGTATGGCGAGCGTGGATAAAATGGCGTATTCTCGTTTTGCGGTGTTTCTTGGACTTTTCCAAATAGTTCGCTTGTCGATGCTTGATAAAATCTCGTAATATTTTCTAGATTATTATTTCTTATCGCTTCTAGTAACTTGAGGGTTCCAAAAGCATCTGTATCTGCAGTATACTCCGGCATTTCAAATGAAATTTTTACATGAGACTGGGCTGCTAAGTTGTATATTTCTAAACGCGACATATCGGGATACGTATTTTTTATTAAGTTTAATATCTTTTCTAAACATGAACTATCAGTAATATCGCCGTAATGAAGTTTCAAGTCTTTGTTGCTAAAAATATGGTCGATTCTTGCCGTATTTATTGTTGATGAACGACGAATTAATCCATGAACCATGTATTTTTTCGATAATAGTAGTTCTGCTAAATATGAACCGTCTTGGCCGGTTATACCAGTAATAAAAGCTATTTTACTTTTCGTTTTTTCTATTTCGGTAGACATGCGATTTGTTTAACTGGATATACTATAATATCTTTTATATATCTTAAAAAATTATTTTTATATGACTTTTGATATTGTTTTTATATCAAACGTAATATTTTATATTTTTAGTACGATGCGTCGGAAGATACTTTTACTAAATCAGAATTCAAACAACTTTGAACATTATTTGTTTCATCGGGGCGATTTACCTGTCTTGCAACACACCGTGTTTCTTTCCCAGTATTAAATGGTGGTATATATATAGGATTATGCGAATATACTTCGGGGCGTGTTTCATCTTTTTTAATAAATAATCCTACTTCGTCACTAAACGTTTCTGTTACAGTATTATAATCTGTATTAAAAGGTTCATTACTATCGTTCTCCATATTATTTATGTTCGCAATGCCGGAATTTTTTGAACCGTTATTTACTACCACATTTTCTATATTCTTTTCCTCTATTTTTTTATTCTTTTCATCTACTTTATTTTGTTTTTCCTTTTCTGTTGTTTTTTGTATAAGAAAAAACATACCAACTGCAATAAAAATAAAAACAACAATTATTAATAAAACCGAATTATTTGCTGTAAATATAGATGATGATTTCAAACTTTTCATATATTATATATTATTTGTATTATATAATATAATATATAAAAATTATTAAAAATACCCTAAGAACATAATTTTGTCTCAATAAGCTCAAGAAGAGGACATAAATCTTTTGGATCTACATTTTCTCTATGTTTTAGAGCACTACCAGATTTGCAAAACGTTTTGTCTACCAATTCCAATAAAGGACATAAATCTTTGGGATCTAGTTCTAAATTAAATTCTAGATACTTATGTTTATTCTTAATATTTTCAGAATTATTTTTTAATTCTTTTGTGTCACTTTCACTTAGTTTCTGTTTTTGATTAAGTAAAACATACTGCGTTTCTGTACTATTGCATAATACCGTATCAACGTAGTCTACAAAAGAGCATATTTTTGAACTATCTTTTTGGAACTTCAAAGTTTTTTCAAAACTACCTACATTGTCATTTGAAGACGCGGATACAGGAGCAGAAATCGGAAATGGGATAAAAAAAGCAAGTGTAAGTGCAGGTAAAATAGCAACTAAGCTGATGGTCTTCAACATTTTTGTATATATTATATTAAATATTTATTTTTAATACTATTTGTGTTAATACTATTTGTGTTAATACTATTTATATTAATACTATAAAATCCTATATACTACTTATGGTCCTGCATAACTATGTAAGCTTTGCGTATACGGATTTCGTTTAAATGCATCTAAAATATCAGGTTGAATTCTTTCACAATTAATAGACTCTTGATAATTCTGCGGCATTTTACTTAACTTACCAAACTGGTTTGCTGATGGCGGCATTCCTCCTAAACCAGAACCAGCACTCGCACCTCCGCTCCATGGACAAACTTCATTATTTTTATCGGATCTTTTAATATTTATATTTTCATTATGATTAAACATCGACATATTCCCCGATGGCGTATATTCTTTACTTACCTTGTTTATATTATTGTGCTGATTTCTTGCAGCCATTGTAGAACGATAACCCTGGCTTGTAGCTCCACCACTTGATCCAAAGTATTCTGGCTCTGTTGTTTCACGCTGTGTATATACTTCTTGTTGGTCATTAACTAAATAACCGGTTCCCTCCGTTAAAGGTGTAACATTCAAATGATTAAAATCAAGCAAACTTTCAGTTGTTTCTTTAATAGTTGTAGGAGTTCTATCGGCGGGGTTATAAGCAACACCCGCCGAAACACTATTCTGAAAATTACCATAAGGTCTGATTGCTCCTACAATATTTTCTTTTCTAGAAGGACGAACCGCTTCCAGCAATGGTGCGATAAACGATTTAAGTGCTCCGTTAATAGCTGTTCCCAAAAAGGGCGCCGATTTCGTATTTGAGCGATTCGTAGAACTAAGTCTTGTTGTACCACGACCGTAATCAAATTTTGTAGGTTCGCATTTACCTACACCGGATAAATTTATAACCGGGTTTCCTTCTATTACTGCTTTTTTAGCAGGTTCGTAATTTTCAGGAGCGTACTGCGAGGTTCCACTCGTGTTAGAGTCGGTACCGAAATATTCGGTAGTAGTACATATACGGCTCTGGTCTTTTAATAACTCTTTGGGGCGACCCGCCTGTGCTTTCACTAAACCAGTTGTAGTAAACCATCTGTCGGGTGTATTTAAATAGAATTTATCGGGCAAGAATTTTTCGACGTTTCCGTATGTGTTAGCATTAGGTGGCTGTTGAACATTCCATTCGTAAGAAGGTCCTTCGTGATTTTCTAAACTATATGTAAGTTTCGGGTTATTTGTAGTTCGCATTTGGTCAACATTCCTGTCCACCCATAAGTCGCGAGCTTCCATACCCGAGTTGTAACCATTGCTTCCACAAGATGAAAACCCTTGATTTAAACCGGGTGCAACCTTTACTTCTTCCCATGGCTTTACATTCGCCATTTGCGTTCCAGGATTGATACGTGATTGAAAAAATGATGTAAAATTAGGCATTCCGTTGGGATTTTGGATATTTGCCTGAGGTGCAAATAAAGGTGCGCGTTCTTCTTTACATATTTTTTGACTACCCGAACCACTATAGCTGTCTAAAATAGACTCATGTGTATCAGTATCGGTTGTACGACCTCTTATTTTTGAACCGAAAAAAGGAACCATATTGTTATGCTCAAAGTTTGACACGCTTATTTGTTGACCCGTTAGCGATTTTACATTATCGTCATCAATATTATTCATTTCATTATTATAATATGGATTACCGAATTGATCATCATTCTGCAGTACTCTCTTATCAACCTTTGAGTTGTAATATTTATCTGTTACTGCCGAACCACTATTAAAATGATTTATATTTCCTTTTGTAGAATTATCCATTACGGGATAACTTGTACTTAGCACTTGAGTGTTTGGTAAATAGTTTTGAGGATTTACTCTACCAGCGCCCATATTTGTGAATGCTTCTTTTTTAAACATTTTTGCTCTTGCATCATCAATATTATTTTCCTTTTTATTATTTGTCGCCATAATTAATCCGGCAGCCGCCAATATTGGGATAACAACTTCCATTATATTATATATATGTTTATTATATATATGTAATATATTTTTTAGTCTCTATTAACTCTTAAATATTACATATATAGTTATAACTTTTACCTTTTATTTTATATTTGAATTGTTATATTTGAATTGTTATACGTCTTTATTTTGTAAATAAATTTTGCGTGTTATCTATTGTGTTATAATTAAAACATGGGACCTTTGTAACATAATTATCTTTTTCTAAAATTCTAGTACTAAGGTTATTTTGAAATGACATACATGTATTCTCTTGAGGATTCAAATGAAGATAATCCCAATTTGGTTGTTCTAAATCTCTATACCACCATGCAGGGTTTGTAACCCTCGATTGGTCTGTAAAAGGAGAACATGAAGGATATTCAATTTGAGATGTTGGTATAGTAACATCTTTATAGTTATTTATAGGGTTACAGTCTCTTGTTAAATTTCTGTCAAGACCAAAAAGAGAACTTTCGAGATTTACTGTATTCGTCATTAAGTTTGCACCCCACTTTTGTAATCTTATTGACGGATCTATCATAAAACACGGTTTATCTCCATTACCAGGAACATTGAGTCTCCATTTTCCTTGGTCAGTAGACTCTTGTTGCTGTTTCATTATTCTACACGGATCATCGTGAAAACGAGTAAATGACATTTATTATAATGTAATTATATTATATTATTATATTTATTTCTATAATACTAATATTATTTATTAACGCAAAATAAATATAAATATATTTATCTTATGATTCCTAAATACTTATTTGTAAAATATTACAAATATGTATAGTAAATCGCGAACAAAAACATCAGATGGTACAGTATCAAAAAAAACAATATGTTTAAATATGATTGTTAAAAATGAAGCACATATTATTAAAGAAACCTTCGATAATATTTTACAATATATTCCCTTATCATACTGGGTAATTTCTGATACTGGTTCTACCGATGGTACACAGCAAGTAATAAAAGATTATTTTAAGACTAAGAATATAGATGGCGAGTTATTTCAGGATGAGTGGCGAGACTTTGGATATAATCGCACGCTAGCATTACAGTATGCAAATAAAAAAACGGACTACCTATTTATATTTGACGCGGATGATAGCATACATGGAAATTTTAAACTTCCGGAAAATGACTTACTAGATAATGAAATGTATAACTTAAAATTCGGAGGAGACAGTGTAGCATACGTTCGTCCTTTATTGATAAATAACCATCTAGAGTGGCGATTCAATGGCGTTCTACATGAATTTTTGACATGCGTATCTAAAAATGTTGAAGGTACTACACTAAATGGAGACTACTATATCGAATCCGGTCGCAAAGGAAGTAGAAGTAAGGACCCATATAAATATAAAAAAGATGCCGAAATATTAAAAAAAGCTTACTATTCCGATTTGGAAAAACCAGACAAAGGTTTATCTAACCGTTATGCTTTTTATTGTGCACAAAGTTATAAAGATTCTGGTATGGTTAAAGAGTCTATCGAATGGTATAAATTGGTAGCTGATAAAATAGATACATGGGTTCAAGAAAGATATTACTCGTGTTTTATATTAGGTAACCTGTATATGCAAGAAAACGATTTTGAAAATGCAATTCGATATTTAACAAAATCCATTATTTTTGACCACCAGCGCATCGAAGGTGTCGCTCTAGCATGTGAGATTTTTTTACAAAAAGAAATGTATTTATTGTGTTGTTCTTTGGGCGAACAATTCTTGGGACATACCGAACCTCCGTGTGATAAACTTTTTTTA